GTCGCAGACAAAATCACTCCAATCATCATTTGACAAGCCAGCCGAAAGTGTCGCACCACACGTCCACAGCGCATTTTTGGTCGGCGTTGAACGCTTTGATGCCCCACCCGGACTGTCCGCCAGTGTTCATCGTGTGAACGATAATGCCGGCCCACGTGGTGTCAGCGCAGGCCACGGCATAATATCGTCCGTATTTTGCCGGACTGCCGACCGAGAATTTGCTGTCGCCATATGAGCCGGTGACGAGGTTCTGCGAGCTTGACCAGAGTTTCCACGCCACGGCACCCTCGAAAGTGTGCCGTCCATTCAGCCCGCCAAGATAACCGCCCAGATACACGTAGCCGGTGCTGATGTCCGAGAGCACACCGACCTCGCCGTTCGCGTCGGATGCGGTGCAGTATGCGCGGGCCTTCGAACCGTACGAGTGCACGGCGGCCTCGCAGAGGCTGCCGGTGTCGCTGCGCACGTTGAGATACGCGCTTGCGCCGGAGCCACCCACGCCCTCCATGTCGAGCCAGGCACTGCTCTTCTTGCTGGCGTCCGCCTCTTCCCAGTTCGTGCTAGCTGAAAGGTATGCCTTCGAGGTGATGCCGCTGCCGGTCGCGCCCTTCGACCGTGGCCTCGACTGGAGTCGGAGCTGCGTGCCCGGATCGTTCTTTGCCACATGTCCGCTCCACAAGTCCAGCTCGCTCATCGTGCCGACCTCACTCGACTGGATCGCCGACGCGATGGCCGGATACCGGTAGTGGCCGGTCGAGCCGTTGTAGGCGGGGAATTCAATGCCGTCGCCCACGAACGTCTCCGAGCCGCTGATCGCATGCGACTGGTAATCCGGGCTGATTCGGATTCTGTGCCCGCTCGTGCGGGTTTGGAACGTGCCGGTCAGCAGGTTGCTTTTGCCCTCACCGTCGAGGTAGACGGTCTGGTTATGAGCCGAATCCCACATCCGCAACGAGCTGCTGTTGAGCTTCATGCCCGTGTTCGCGGCCTCGGAGCTTTGGAAGACGGCGCCTGTAAAGACGTAGCCTTTGAACTGGCCTGCCGCCACCTTGTCAGACGTGATAGTGCCAGCCGCGATCTTGACAGCCGTCACACTGTTTGCCGCCAGCTTGTCGGCGGTGATGGCACCGGTCACAATCTTGGACGCATTGACCGAATTAGCAGCCAATTTGTCGGCATTCACGACACCAGCCGCCAAGGCAGCAGTGGTCACGGCATTAGCCGCAATCTCTCCGGCCTGAATCTTGTGGACGTTGAGCAGCGCCACGGTCATATCCTCAGTGACGCGGAGTTTGGCCGTGGTCACGGAATTGGCCGCGATCTTGTCGGACGTGATGGCCAGTGCGACGATGTTCCGCGCCTGCACCGAGTTGGCGGCGAGTTTCGTGGCGGTCACCGCGTCGGCCACCAGCTTTTCAGTGGTCACGCTGTTGGCCGCGAGCTTGTCCACCGTGATGGCATTGGCCTTGACCTTCTCGGCGGTCACGCTATCTACGGCGAGATGCTTCGCGGCCACGGTTCCAGCAGCGAGGATGTTGTTCGCCACGAGGTCGAATGGCTCGAATCTCGTACCGTCCCATGTCAGGACTTCCACCACGCGGTCAGCGAGCGGCACCAAGACGCTTGGTGAAGCGTTCGGCGTTCCCTGCCAGTAGGTGTAGAAGTCGGCCAGCATGGACGGCGAATTGTTCTTCTCGCCTTTCCACCTCGTCCAATACTTTTGCGTGCGCCACCACATGTCGCCCGGCTTCAGACCGTCATGATTCGGTTCGTCGGGGCCACGGTAGATGAGGTTCTTGCCGTCGGCGGTTGTCTGCGCCTTCTTGGCTGCGGCCTGAGCCTGATTAGCCTGAGAAGCCGCGTTGGCGGCAGCGGTCGAAGCCTTGTCGGCGGTGGCTTGAGCGGTCTTGGCCGCATCATTCGCCTTGACAGCCGCATTCGCGGCGTCGGTAGCGGCCTTGTCGGTCACGGCCACCCAAGCACTGCCATTCCAGCGCTTCGGCGTGTTCGCACCGTTCGTGGTGTCAATCCACAAGGTCGAAGCCTTGCGCATCGACGTGGCCGGTGCCGTGCCCTGGATAAGCACGTCGGCCTTGCCGTTCGCCACGCCAGCGGCGGCAGCGGCAGCGGTATTCGCCTTCCTCGCGGCGGTGGCCGCGTCGGTGGCGGACTGTGCCGCACTATCGGCGGTGGCCTTGGCCTGAGTCGCCACGCTCGACGCATTGGCAGCGGTGGTCTTGGCATTGGCCGCATCCGTCTTGGCGGTGGAAGCGTCGGATTTGGCGGCTTTCGCGGATTCGTTGGCGGTGTTGGCCAGCGTCTCCGCATTGCCTGCGGTCTTCTTCGCGCTTTCGGCGGCGGTCTGGGCGGCATTGGCCGCGTCCTTGGCCTGACCGGCGGTCGCGGTAGCGCTCTTCGCGGCGGTATTGGCCGCATTGGCGGTATCCTGCGCGGTCTTCGCCGCACCAGTGGCCGTGTCAGCCGTGCCCTGCGCGTTTTTCGCGGCGGCAGCGGCATTCTCGGCGGTCTTCTTGGCGTCGGTGGTCTTCGCGGCATTGTCCGCGATGTCGGACTTCGCCTGAGCGATTTCGTCGGCATTGCGCTCCACGTCGGCATAGCCCATGTGGTTCCACGTGGTGCCATCCCAGACAAGCGTCTCAATCACGCGATCAGCGAGCGGCACGAGCACGGAGGGGCTGTTGTCGGGTGTTCCTTGCCAGTACGTGTAGAAGTCGGCCAGCATGGACGGCGAATTATTCTTCTCACCCTGCCAGCGAGTCCAATACTTCTGCGTCTTGAGCCACAGGTCGCCGACGATCAGATTGTCCTTCGGCTCGTCCGGCCCACGAAAAGTGTGATTCTTCGAGTGGGCTTCGGCATACGCCTGCGCCGCCGATTCCTTGGCCTTGCTGATCTCGCCATTCGCGGTGGTCAGGTCGCTTTTGGTCTGGGCAATGTCCTTCTGCGCCTGCGTCAAATCGGTCTTGGCCTGGGCAAGCGTTTTGGACGCCGCGTCAAGACCAGTCTTGTTGGCTTGGATGTCCTTCTGGGCCTGCGTCAGCTTGTCGGTGTTGTCCTTCAGCGTGGCGTTGGCCGTGCCGATCGCCGACTGATTGGCCTTGATGTCGGCCTTGGCCGCTTCAAGCTCTTTCGACGTGGCGGCCTGCGCCTGCTGATTCGCCGCAATGTCCTTCTGCGCCTGCGTCAGCTTCGCCGCATTATCCTTCAAAGCCGTCTGATTATCAGCCAAATCTTTTTGAATCTGTTTGACCTCATCAGGAGAGACAGCCGAAGCCACGGTCACAGTGGCGATGGCAGACCAGGCGGAGCGATTGCCCGCATGGTCCACCGAGCGGAACGCATAGGAGTGCTGCGAGCCGCCCGTGAGGCCGGTCACAAGATAATCGCCCTGACCGGACTGCGTGGCGGAAATTACCCGCATTCCAGCCGCATTGACACCCTCGCCGACCTCGATGTGGTCGAAGTCGGGTTCCATCGACGCGCCGGTGGAGGTCTTGCCATCCCAGTGGATGGTCACCACGCCCAATTCCGAGGAAAGCACCGGCTTCGACGGCACGGAGCACGGGGTCACGTCGGATTCGACGGTGGCCACGACGATGCTCGACCATTCGCCGAGCTTGTCGGAATACGTTGGCACGGCGCGTACCCTGACCTCGATCTGAGTGCCGCAGTCAAGGTTGCCGAAGCCCAGCTGCGTCTTGTCCGTCGTTCCGGCCGAATGCCACGGCGCACCGTCCACGTGCTTGCGCCACTCGACGGAATAATTGCTGATCTCAATGGCCGTGTCATTGGTCGCTTCGGTCACTGCGGACCACATGGCGGTGGCCAAGCCGTGGGCGAAACCGTCCGAGCCGATGTAGGCGTCGGTCTGCACGACCAGACCCTGCGGAGCCTTCGGCACGCGATGGTCACGGTCGGAAGAGGCGGTCGTGCCGCCCTCGCTACCGGCCAACGCGGCACCACCAGTGATGCCCTTGATTTTCTTCGCCTGACGCACGGAAGCGTCATATTTGATGTCGTTCAAGGCGATTGAAGCGCTTAATCCCTCATTCTGGCGCATGCTCAGGTCGATTTCCTGCACGCGCACCTTCTCGCCGTGAGCCACGGTAGGGGCGGTAATCCAATCGCCCGCATGATAGTCGATGAGCGGCAGATTATCCACATTCGCGGTCACCAGATCGCGCGTGTACTGACCACGCACACGAGCCGCGTCATCCAGCGTGGATTGCATGAATGCCTGGGCGGTGTCCTTGTCGGACACGCCGCCCTGCGACGAATAGGATTCCCACTTGCCCCACGGTGTCGGCGCGGCCGGATTATCCATGCGGAAGAGGAGGTTATTGTCACCCTCGACGAGGACGGTGGACGCGAGGTCAGCGATGGACTCCTCGAAGGGTGCCTCGCTGATGTCACGCGCAAGCTGCAGCACAATACTCTTGCTCAGGTCACGGCTCAATGCGGTGCTGTCCGCATTCCACAGCTTGAGCGTCCTACCGGACGTGCGCCAGTCGCAGCCGCCACCATTGACAAGAGCACTCAGGATGGTCTGCAAATCAGTGCCAAGGCTGTAATACAAGGTGTATTTCCTCGCCCATGCCGCGCCGCCAGCATCCTTCGCGGTGTCGAAGCCGAGCGTCAGGCCGGTGGCCACGCCGCCACGCGCCTTGTTCTCGTCCAGCAAGGTCTTGAGAATCACACCCGGATTGGCTGAATAGAAGGGCCTCTTGCCCTTGTTGTCGCCGTCCGTGAGCAGATGGGTGGAATCATTGTTTTCCGCCTTGCTCAGGAGCCAGCTGATCGACTGGCCGGAATAGGTGACGGTGCGAGTGCGGTCATCGGTCTTGCCGGAGCGTCCGGTGATGACGAATCGCGCATTGTCCGGCTCGCGATAGCCGGTGCCGTCCGACACTTCCACGGCCACTTCGAGGCCGTCCGTAAGCTCGCGGTCGAAAGCCTGAGCGTCGCCGGACAGCAGGGAATATTCGATGCTGATTGCGCCATCGTCATTGTGGAGCATGGACGCGCTGAAGCTCACCGGCTCCGCCAGCACACCGATGCGCTCACCGAATGGACGATATGCCACGAGACGCGCGTGCAAAGTCTTTGCCATGAATCACTCCCAGGATTGCAAAAACCGGCAGGTCACCTTGTCGGCGCTGCCGGTCTGTTTGATTGCGAGGCGATAATCGCCGGACGAAATGTCAGGCCACACTTGCAGTGGCTCCGTGGTCCAGTCGATGCCATTCGACGCATCCACGCCACCAGACCAAGCGTCGGCGTTGGCCGCCGTCCACGCCTTGCGATTGGCTGCATCGACGAAAAGGTAAGGTCGTGAGGCGTCGCGTTTGCCGCCCCACATTAGATTCGTGCCACTCACCGGGTCACTGATCGTGACGGCGGTTGCGGCACCGAAGCGCAATACCAGCGTGCCGATTGGCGCATTGGAAAGCCATCCCTCGGGGATGGTGTCGAAAAGCTGCGAGGCGGAAGCGTTCGGCAATCCAGCCCAACGCGTCCAATAACCCTTGGCACTGGGCTTGGCGACGCCGCCCGGCAGGAGCCTGCCGCCGGTAGCGGCCAACGTTGTCTCCTGCCACTGCTCCCCCCGCCAGAAAACATCCGGCAATTGGAAGACGGCGGTCGCCGCGCGATGGTTGCTCCAGGGTATTTCGTCGCCGTCCGGCTGACAGGACGTGCATACCGCGCTAGCGGTCATACGTCGCGTCCAGCCTGATACCGTGTCACGCTCCACGCGAGTCAGCTTGGAAGCCAAGCGGCACAAGCGGTAGAAGCGGTGCATCAAAGTATCCGCATCAGGGCCATTGGTGATGAATTTCAGAGTGATTTCCGGCGCATCGAAAACCACCGGACCAGCAGGAAGCATCACACCACTCCGACCATTCACACTGACGGAATTAATGCGCGGCGAAATGCTCGTGAAATGGGTGGTGCCGACAATCAGACTCGAATGCTCACCAGTCAAAGCCTGACCGTTGATGAGATAATCCGTGAGAATCATCGGCTACCACCCTTTTCACTTGTCACCATTGCGGCATCGCCGCCGTCTGCAGCTTCTGCTGCGTGCTAATGCTCGTCGGAGCGATCGCGGGATAGTTGAATGTCTGCTGGACGTATGTGGTGCTACCGCCGCCATTACTGAGATTCGCGCGTCCGGTCTTCGACATGTCACCATCGAAGCCGCCGTGAATCTCGGCATTCATGCCATTCACGGTGCGCTGCACGTCCTTCCAGCCAGCCTTGAGGCTCTTGTCAAAGCCCTGCATGATCGCCTGACCAGCAGGCTTAAGCATCACCTTGTCGTAGCTGAGCGGACCCTTGTGTCTGACGATCCAATCGCCGATGCCACTCACAAAGCTCTTCACTTTGCCGAAAGCCGCCCTCAGACCATTGAGCAGACCATTGATGATCGCACTGCCTGCGTTCCACAGCCACGTGCCAGCACCAGCGAAGATGCCGATAATCGCACTGCCAATGCCACCCAAAAAGCCGAGCACGCCTTGCACAACACCATGCACAATTTGACTAAAGCCATTCCACGTCTGACTCCAATTGCCATGAATCAGGCCGGTCACCAGATTGATGACGCCTTGGATGACATTGACGATGCCCTTGACAACCATCGTGATGCCGCCGATGATGCCCTGGATGAAAGGCAGCATCGCTTGAATGGTCGGCAGCAATGTCGAGCTGATAAAGCCGACGATCGCGGAAATGATGGTGGACACCAATGGCGCGAGAGCTTGAATCACCGGCACCAAAGCCTGAATCACGCTGGTAATCGCCTGCACCACCGTCGTAACCAAAGGCTCAAGGCCCTGAATCACCGGCGTGATGGCAGCCACCACGTCAGTGATGAGACTGCTGATCTGCGAGATGACCGGCATGAGCGCCTGAATCACAGCCGTGATGGCCGCGACCACCGCCGTGACAACCGGCTGGACTCCTTGGATGGCCGGAGTTATCGCCTGAATGACGGTGGTCACCACGGTCAGAATGCCCTGAATGGCCGGCACCAAAGCACCCACAAGCGTGGAGATTATCGGTGTCAGCAGCGGGATTATCTGGCCGACGAGATTGGTGATTACCGGCATGACAGCTGCCGCCAATTGACTCAAAGCCGTCATGAGCGTCTGAATCGACGGCTGAAGCATTTGGAATGCCTGCTGCAAGCTGACGAAAACGTTCTGCAGCATCGTGCCGAATTCGCTGCGCAATTGCGGGCTCGTGGCGATAAGGCCGGCCAGAGCGCCAATCACCAGCGTGATAGGCCCGCCAAGACCAGACAGGACGCCACCGAACTTCGACAGCAATCCGCCAATCACCGGCACGCCACTCAAGCCGCTCAACGCGCCACCAAGACCAGCCGCACCCAGCAAGCCGGTCACGGCTGCGATAGGGCCGGACAAGCCAGACAATTGGCCCGTGAAGCCGCTGAAATTGATTTTGCTGATCTTGTCGGCGATACCACCGAACACTTTTTCAAGCGGCGGGCCAATCTTCTGCGCCAGTGCGGCCACCTTGTCGAAAAACGCGGTGATGAGCGGTTCGACGGCCTGCACCATCTTGATGACCGCGCCACCGACACCGCCGAAAGCCTGGATGAGATCATTGCCGACCGAAGTCTTCAAGCCAGCGATCTCATGCTGCAGGATGGTCATCTTGCCTTGCGGGGTCTCCGCCAGGGCCTTGTTGATGCCGCCGAAATTCGCTTCCAGGACCTTCGCGGCCATCGCGGCCTTCTCGGACGCGCTACCCTCCTGAAGGACCTTCTTCTGCGCGTCGGTCATCGTCACGCCATATTTGCTCAGCGCGGTTGCGCTGCCGGTCATGACCTTGCCGAGCAGGTTGGCTATCTGCACGCCATCCTGCGCGGTCGCGTTATACCCCTTGTTGTTGGCGATCATGTCGGCCAAAGCGGGCGTCAACGTCTTGACCTGATCGGCGGTCAGTGCGAAAGTGCCGAGCTGTGCCTGAGCGGCCTTCAAGGTGCCACCGGATATAACGCCGGTCTGTCCAAGCGTCTTATTCAGGCTGAGCAGCGACTTCTGCTCCTCATCCGTCCAATTATTGTTCTTGGCGACCTGCTGGAATTTCGCGGTCACCTCACCGGCCTTGAGGGCCGCATCCACGGCCTGCTTGCCGAAATTCGCCAGATATCCGCCAGCGGCGGCAGCGGCGCCGGACACGACGGTGGCCATGCCCTTAGCTGCCTTGCCGATACCGCTCACGGCCTTCGAAGCGAAACCGGAAGCCTTGCTCAAACCCGAATGCAACGCATTACCGGCCTTCGCGGCCGCATTACGCGCACCCTCCGGCAAAGCATTCCAAGCAGCCGAAAACTTGCTTTTGATGTTGGACGTGACCTCGCCAGCCGTCGAACTGATCTTCTGCACCGCCGCGTTCACGCCTGGAATCTTGCCGACAATCTGCTGGGCCGTTGAGGTGAAGCCGGACGCCAGACGGCTGAACGTATTCTTGGACTTGTCGGATTCGGCCGCCAACTGCGTCTCAAGATCCTTGAGACGTCCCTGAGCCGTCTTGAGATTGTCGGACGCCGCCTTGAGATTGTCGGACGCCGCCTTCTGCCGGATCTGCGCCTGCTCCAATTTGATGGCCGCAGCCTGAGCCTGCGTGCTGTCCGCACCATATTTTTGCGTGGCCGCGTTCAGCTTCTCCTGAGCTGCCTGCACCTGCACGCTAGCCGCCTTGAATTTCAGCAGCGCGTCAGTATTCTTCTGGCTCGCCTGCGCCACATCCTTCTTAAAGGATTTCAAAGCATCGGAATTCAATTCGGCGGCACCACTGTTGAACCCGTTTTTGAAGGCGCTGCCGATCTGCTTGCCCTGCTGCGCCCCGTTAAACCCTTTGGAAAAGGCGTTTTTCAGGTCGGAGACTGCCTTGCCGGTTTCTTTCGCCACGTTCTGGCGGAAGCCATTCATCTGCGGGAAAATGCTCACATGCGCGGAACCCAGCTCGCTACCGCCAGCCATGACAGCCTCCTCTATTCACTTGTTTTTTTGAAGCCGAAGATGCTGCTCATCGACTCCAACGCCTCACGACGTTCCTCATCGGTCACCTCGACATGCTTCTTCCCAGCCTTTTCCGGCGCGAGGTCACCAAGAATCGACGTGCCGCCAGCCTGAATCGCGGTGATGATCGCCGTCGCATCCATCGGCAGCACCATATGCACCGCAGTCATGCCGGTGTAAGTGTTCGGATCGGCCGAGAGGTTTTCCCACAAGGCGATCGCGTCCGCGAAACGGAGTCTGCTGCCCAAATCGGCCTGCAGACTCCACCCGCGAGCCGCGAAATCGGCCCTTATTCGACTGCCGGCGTCTCCTTGGAGGAGCTGGCAGAAGCCGACGATTTTCCCAATTCCACGCCCTGAATCTTCGCAAGCAGCTCGCCGTAATCGTTGAGGATGTTGAATGGGACCATTGCCGGCTCCTTCGCCAGCTCCTTGGCCGCATCCTCGCCAGCGAAAGCCGCGAGAATCTCCTTCAACGTCTGGATCTGCTCCGTGTTGGACTGCAGGTCGGACAGGCGCACGAAATCATCGATGCTGAGATTCAGAGGCAGCTTGTAAATGTGGCCGTGCGGTGCGAGGAACCATACGCTGCCGTCCTTGATGAGGTGCTTCACCTTCATCCGCTCGGCCGACACTTCAAGCGCCTTCTCCTCGTCCTCCTGAGTCCAGGCGTCGAAATCGGCGGCGGAGGGCATCACGTTCTTGGTCATTTCTTCCTTCTTTCAAACGACTAAAAATTTTTCCTTTGCTTCACTGGATGAAGAGGAAGAATCCCAGCACATGCGAAGAAAGGAAGAAAGAAACACATGCTGGGAAGAGTTGAATCAGTCAGCCACCGGCTGAGACTCGGAATCATCAGCCTGATGATCGGTGGCGTGAGACCCGGACGAAACAGTCGGAGTCACGAAGGACTCCAAATACTTGCTGTTGCCGGAATCGCAGGCGTCGTCCTGAATCCATTCGATGGTCCAAGCGTCACCGGTGTTCTCGCCGGCCTTATCCTGACCCTGCTCATTGCCGGTCAGATTCACGACACCCAGACGACGGCGATGCGTGCCATTCTTGAACACCGTCTCCTGATAACAGAACCACTTGCCGTCCTGAATCACATCGGTCACGTGATACACGCCACTGGAGTCCGGCTTGCCGATGGTCATCTGGCGCGTGATGTCGTTATCCTCGGCCACCGTGAACTGCGCGGTCAGCGACGCTTTGCCGTTGATCGAATATCCAGGCTGGTGGAATTTGATCGCATCATCGGCGTCACGGCTGTCCTGCGGCGCGCCATCCTCGGTGATGAGGCCGACGAAGCCACCCTTGGTGAAAATCTTGTCCAAGCCGGTCTTCACGTCGGCCACGGTCGGCGCGATGAGATCGGCGGTCAGCTTCTGCGTCGCATCATAAGGTGCGAAGCGGAAGGCGCTTGTCACCACGATCTTCGCGGCGCTCAGGTCATTGCCTGCTGAATCAGCTGCCATATTTTGTCCTTTCAAACAAAAAAGGCGCTGAAACAAACGTTTCAACGCCTTAAAAATTATTGAATTATCGGAATTCCCCAATGGTGGAGAATTCGAGAGTCAGATAGCATCTGGCGATATTCGCGTCCTCGGCCACGAAATACGGACCATTGCACCCAGCCTCATCAATGCCCGCGATCGGAGACCCGTCAAGCTGGCAAATCGCCGGGTCGGTGAGCAAACCGTAGATCCGTGCCGCCAAGTCACGGCAGGATTTCGGAGCGGCACGAGCCCCATAACGCACGGTCACGCCGGCGCTCCTATCGAAGAGCACGCGATTCGACTGCGATCCGCCATCATCACGCACCACGACGAGCGGCCGCGAGCCGTCGTAATCGTCCGGCTCACGATTCGAAACGATGATCGTCGGGAAAGACGATTTCAACCGTGCGCGCAGATACGAGCACAGCCAAAGCTCAAGATCCGGTGGCAAGACCATGGTCACGACTTGCCTGCCTTCAACGCCTTGCGGAGATTGCCAGTCTTCGATTCCACGAGCAGGGTCTTCGGGTCGGTGCCGACCACCATGCATGTGGTTCGATGCGCGTGCTTGACCTCCTGGATCTGGAGGCCATCGCGATACGCTCCCGTATCAACCGGAGCATGCGATTGCGCATATGCGAGCGTCTTCTCGGCGGCACGACGGGTCATGGCCTTGACGCCAGCCGAATTCATCAATTCGTCAAAATATTTGTCGTTGAATTTGACCATCACTCCCAAAAGCCATCACCCCCTGTATTCAGCTAGTGGAATCTCGACCGTCGGCTGCCAGCTGGTGAAAGCATTCGCGTCACGGCTCGGATAGCCGGACACCTCCCAACGTCGCCCGTCATCCGGCAATGCTTGAATCCTGTCACCCGGCATGATGTCGAGAGTCGGATCTGGAGACGTGAGGTAAGCCGTGCTCGTGGTCTGCTCGCGCAGACCGTCGGGCGTGCGCGTGCTGCTGGAGCTGGCGAGAGCGCCGGTGAAATCCAAAGTTTCCGGATTGGACCAGTCCTCGCCAGCCTGCTCGCCGGAATACGTGTCATCGACTTTCCTCGCACGCAGTCGCCGCCACTTGGTCGCGCCCGGCATACGCCATCCGCCGCCAGCGGTCAGGTCGTCAAGCAGGCTCATGGCAAGCCTCCAAGCCTGTAAGGCTTGAGCTTGTCCTTCTCCGCCTGCATGAGCGACACCACGTCGAAACTCGCGCTGGAGCCGTTGGTGGACTGCGAGGTGACGAGCCCGACCGGACTCATGCCCGCTCGCTTCGCGGCACTGATGAGCACCTGCTGCACGTCCGGCGCATCGTCGTATCCGGCATGGATCGAATAATGGATGGCCGCGACGCCGACCGGGAAGCCACCGGAAAGCGACTCCACAAGACCAGTCTCCGGGTCATAGGCGTAAGCCAGCTTGTTGCCATCACGGTCGGTCAATGATTCGATGCTCGTCACATGACGTGCGGGCAGTCGGATCACCGTGCCGCCACGCGAGTTGATGACGCCGGACAATGCCGCGTTCGGCATGACATGCCAGCCACACTCGCGGCGGATGGCCGACTGCGCAGCCTTGAGCCGGAAGGCGGCGTCATCTTCGAAAGCCGAAGGGTCGGCAATCATGTCGGGAACCACATTCACGTCAATCATGCCGACCCCCAGACTCACTCGGCCTTGGCCGCGGCCTTGGCTGCGGCCTTGCCGAGCGTCACCTTGACGAAAGCCTTCGGATACTTGACCTGCAGGGCGAGACGTTCCTTAACTCGGAACGTGATCTTGTCGTTGGTGAAGTCGTTCTCGTGGCTGTTGGTGGATTCGACGGTCAGACCGCCCTTGCGGTAGATGGTGCCGCCGGCCTTGAACGCGCCGACGAGCACGGTTCCCTTGGTCATCGCCTCGGTGACAACGGTGCGCAGCCCCCACAGCGGCGGGTTCTGCAGGATGCCGCCATTGCCGTACTGTCCGGAGAAGAAATCACCGCCGAAATACTGGCCGTTCGCATCCTTGGACAGGCGGATCGCCTGATAGTCCGCAGGATTGATGACCACCGCATCGGCGGAGAAGCCTGTCGCGGTGGCGATATCCGTGGTGGCCGCGAAGATACGGTCCGGATCTGAGTCCGCGGCCTGACCCTTGGACTGGATTTCGCGGTTCAGAATGCCATTGAGATTCGGGTCGGTGCCATCGCCGGACAGAAGCTGGATCTCCTCCTGCAGCTTCAGATTGTATTGGGCGTGCTGGTTGATTTCGGATACGACGAAAGGCAGGTCTTCGGCCATGTCGTCGGTGATCTTCCACCATGCGGCTACCTCATGCAGGCTGTCGGACACCCAAGTCGGGTCCGGAAGATGGAGCTGCGGCTTCTGGCCGCCCTCGGCGACGGTGGTGGCATTGCCTTCGAGGGAGCCGTACACCGGGTACTTGATGGTGGTGCCGCTCATGGTGCCGGCTGCGAAAAGGTCGGCGATGACGAGCGGACGCTCATACGGCCATACGCCATTCTGGTCGGTCTGCGTCAGGAACGGTGCGTAACCGTCACCACCGGCCACGTGAGTGTCGGTATTGGCCTTGAATTCAGGAGTGGAGAACAGGCCGCCCTTGGTTGCGAGCACGCTCAAACCCTTCTCCTGCAGGGACTGGACGTAGAAGTCGCCGAGGGTCTTCGCCTCGACGCCCTTACGTTCGGTCTTGGACGTGCCGGCGAGCTTGTCGAGTCCTTCGCCGGCCTCCTTGAACAGGTCGATGCGCTCCTGCAGCTTCTTCGCCTCGGCGTAATGCTGCTTAAGCTCCTCCTGCTCCTTTTCGGTGATGTTATCCATTCCCTTGGCGAGAATGGACTGTGCCGCCTTCTTCTCGGCGGCGAGATTATCCATGAGATTCATGGCACTCCTTTCGGTTAATGTTCCAGCGAGAAGAAGTCGCTGATGGTCTGGTATTCCTTGGCCCAATGCGGGTCAAAGCTTTTCTGGTCTTTCCTTTTCGGATCATCCGTGGAATCGTCCGGCTCGTCGCTGGAATCATCCGTGGAGTCATCGGCAGAATCGTCGGGCTTGCCTGTTGGATCGGAATCATCGGTGTCGTCGTCCGGCTTCTTGTTGTCGGAATCGATGCCATCCAACACCTCGTGCAGACTGTCCAAAGCGGCACGGAGCTTGCTCTTGTTGGAGGCGCTGATCGCGCGTCCGCTCTTGACCTCAAGCACCTCCGCGCCCTGATTTGCGGCAACCTGCACAAGGGAAATCTCAAACAATTTCAGCTGACGAATCTCACGGTATCCGTCCCACGAGCTCTTGCCGTCCTGGACGAAAGCGGTCTCCTCGGCGATGAATCCGATGCTCATCTGATGGATAAGGCCACGCTGCAGGAGCTCGTATGCGCGCTTGCCTTCCGGCAAGTCGAGGTCGAGACGGGCGGTGACGAGCAGGCCGTGCTCATCCTCCACTGCGCTCAACGTCTCGCCGATGATGTCGGTCGGCTTATCGTCCTTGTGCTGCCAGTGAATCGGGATGCCCGCGCCAGTTCCGTCGTAATCCTTCTCCAACGTTCCGGCGAAGGCACCTTTGACGATCACGTCATCGTACAGGTCCTTGTCCCAAGTGCTGGCGTATCCGCTGAACACTCCCTCGCCTTGGCTATCGTCGAGGGACTTCAGCTCGAAGCCCTTGAAATCAAGCCTCATGATGTTTCCTCCTTGGTGAGCGCGTCCCACTCGGCGTGGAATTGCGCGTCATACCGGTAAAGCCGTTTGAATTCGGCGAGCATGGCCTTCGCGTCCTCGCCGTTGACTGGATTGTTCTCCTGCGCGTTCTGCGTCTTGCCGCCGTCCTGCGGGCTGGGCTGGCCGCCCTCGCTCACATTCAATGGCGTGATGAGCTGGTCGCCACCTGGTACGCGCGGCATGTCCAGAATCTGACGCGCCTGATTCGTGGTCATGAAAGGCCGTCCGGTAGCCGTGGAAAGCGCCTGATACTGTTCGGACGTGGTGCCACGTAGTTTCGCGTCAACGTTGGCCTTGATGTAGCAGTCCGGCTCGCCCACGGCCTCGGGAAGGCTCAGATTCAAGGCTTCCTCAAGCGCCACAATGTATGGCATCAGCTCCACATTCCAAAGCTGTTCTTTAAAAGCGCTGATGTTGGAATTGGTGCCGGTACGGAAGCCGACGTTTTCCGGCGAAATCTGGAAGGCATTGCACACCGCGATATTGATACGGTCGCGCGCCTCCAAGTCGTTCACGTCCACCGGTTTGAAGACGTTGTCCAGCGGACGCATCTCCATGCCGTCCTTCAGGACCGGCCAGCCACCCTCACGGCCACCGTTCTGCACAAAGTTACGCAGGCCGTTTGTGAAATCGTCGTAATCCTCCTGCGACAGCCACGGCATTTCCTTCGGCCGATACACGTAGCCGCCGGCCTGCATGCCGTTCTTGGCGATGCTGCGCCGGTAGGACGCCATGGCCTTCGCCTCGGCCAATAATGGCCGGAGCACGTTGGTCACGCTGTCACCGAATTGGAGGCCGGAGATGAAGCCGACATCCAAATGCACGCGCGGATCCGGCAAATCGAAATGCATGGCCTGCTGGCTGTCCATCGTCAGCAGATTCACGCCCGTGATCTCGCCGAAAGCATTACCAGCCAGCTGATAACAGTCGGACGGGATGCGACGGAGCGTAAAACGTCCACCATCCACACCAAGCAGGCAAAGCCACCGATCATCGAGCAGCATGTCACGAAGCAGCATACTGATGAACCGGTAGCGTGTCATGCCTGGAAGCGGTGACGGCCTTTTCATCAGGTTGGACAATGCGCCACTGGTGACCTCCTCGGCATCACCATCAGTGTTCTTCCGATACACCTTGAATGGCAGCGAGGCGATATTGCGGGTGATGAAGTCAATCACGACACGCACCGCATACTCGCGGCAGTAGACGCCGGAGGCATAACCGTAGAATTCCGCGTCTGACGGCCAGCTATCGCCATTGGCGAGCGGAATACTCGTCGCCGGCGTCGGATGCGCGTCTGCCTCGGCCATCTTCATGCCGATCACTGCGGCGTTATTGTGGAGGAGCCGGTCAAGGAAGCCCATTCATCCTCCTCTCGAAGAATTTTCAGAATCTGATTTTCACGCCTACACTTGGCTCGAATTTTGGTTTATCGACTTCGACCTGCATGGTCTCAAGCGCGTACAATGCCTCGCTCTCGGCGATGAGGCCGCTGATCTGCAGTGCGCTTTTGGCACGGTCCCACACCTCGACCTCACCAAGACGGCGGGTGACAGCCACGGAAACCTGCTGTTCGATGGCCGGCTGCGGCAGGTGACGGAGCTTGCCTTCGCGCACTCGGTCCAGGAAGCGGCCGCAGCACGCGCCCAATCGGAAGCCCTCGATGAGATGCACGTTCCAGCCTTTTTCGGTGAGCGGGTCGATGAAATCGACAGCCGGACAGCCTTTGGACTGCACGGCGATCTCGCAAATGCCTGGCCAGCTCTCACGAAGGAGGTCGAGATAATGCGGCACCCACAACATGCCGTCACGCCTAGCGATCAACTCGACATGCGGCAAGCCATCTGAGCGCAATCCGGCAGCAGCGACGTAGGTGGTCTGGCGGTCAGCGCTGGTATCGACGGCCAAGACCACGCGATTATCAGCGGGGATGCAGGACGCATTATCTGTGCCATGCGCCCACAGCTTCGGGTTGATGTAGGGCACGATGTCGGCGGTCACCCACTGGCACAAGACCTCGGTGCGGAAAGCAGCCTCGGTCATGCCATCGATGTCGGAGCGCACGGAAGCCACGGTCATCGGCCCATAGCCGAGAGACGGGTTAGCCTGGCGGATCGCGTCGGCATCATCCACCGGGCACTTATCAGGTGCCGACCATTCAAAATATCCGAAAGAGCCATCCTGATCGCCGGACAAGAACACGTCGGCAGGATTGCCACCGTCGGCGCTCAGACGCGTCCACTCGTCAACAAGCTTACGGCCCTTGTCCACCTGCTTGCGCAACACCACGGAACGATAGTCGCCAGCGTTCGAAATGCCCCACAACTGGCTCGACCAGACGGCCTTCGTGGTCTGGCTGACAGCATTCCAGCCATCATCAGTATGCTGCTCACGAAGCTCATCAAACACCACACGGGCAGCGCTCTTCGCTCGAATATTCTTATCCGCGCGGACGATATACCGGGCTTTCGAGCGGGTGATGATCGCCTCCTCGCCGTTAGTGTTGACGAATTTCTGGGTCATCGCGGCGAGATCCGGAATGACCAGATCCGCTTCCTCATCGGTAGAAGGCTGAGGATTGCACCACTCCTTGACCTGATTGTACGGGCCTTTCGCATTGTCCAACGTCTGCGCGGCACCGACCACGAGGAATTTCACGGGCGGCACTCGGTCGGGATGCTTGTTGGAGTCCACGAACAACCACCACGCGGCCAGCACGCCCATCAGCGTGGTCTTGCCATTCTGGCGGGCCACAAGCACAATCACCTTGCGGAAACGATAGCTGCCATCCTCAAGCAGTTCAAGCGCATGGACGAGCAGCCACTGCTGCCACGGATACAAATGCACGTGCAGCATGATCTCCGCAAACGCGATCACCGCGAACCCGTTGCTCGTCTCCTTCGTCAACGGGCGTAACGGCGGCGTGAAGATGCGCGGCAGGGTCACGCCGTGCCTCTCATCGTCGATGGCACCGAAAACCGTAAGATTCTCAGCCGCCATCGCAACCTCCTCAGCCGAACCGCTTCATGAAATCATCCATCGCGATAACCTTGTCGCTCTTCGCTTCCTCAGCCCTGACTTCGGGCTTCTGCCTGGCCGGACGCCCGACCTTCGCTGGAGCGTCCAAGGTCAATCCGAGAGACTGGCAGTATTTCAGGAAAGTCGGCAGCGAAACGTTGTCGAGCTTGCCGTTCTCATCGACAAAACCGGAGAACGTCAGATAATCGATACGCTCAGCCAACACGCGAGCCGCAGCGACAACAGCAGAATTCACAGCCTTGAGGTCAGCGTTCTTCAACGAACGCTCCAACGCCTCCGCCACATTCCGACTCGGAAACTTCGCACCCATCGAAAACACCCCCTAATCTGCCATCGCGCGCGACCCGCCAACAATTTCACTCATCGGGGAGAGGAAGACCAACCACGCGGGACGTCTTGCGCTCTGTCGTTGGTTTTACGATTTCACCGCCCCTACCCCTCGTGTTGGGCTCATGCTGTTGTTATCCATTGTCTTGAGAGTGTTCCGATTGGCGCTGGCGGATCTTGGTTGCCTCTCAAGCGGTTGCAGCTGGTGTGGCTCGGCTTGAAGCCTGCTGGGTCGAATTGGAGTTCGGGATGCTTGCTGACCGGGAACATGTGATCGAGATTGAATGAGTCATCTGTGGTGTTCTTGACTGCGTTGTAGTCGATTGGCATGCCGCACAACCAGCAGACTGCATGCTGTGCCTTGCATTCTGTGAAGAATGCGGCCTTGTCTTTTTCGAATTGGCGGCTGGTCTTGCGCGTTCTTCCTGGCATGTGGTCACCGCCTTGTGGTGCTTCGGGCTGGAGTCGAACCAGCGCATGGTGTGGGATGCACTATCTCTGATCACGGGCATTCGCAAAGAATCATGAAGCCATGGCCGGTTTGGTATCCGTCCTCTGGTATCTGTGCTATCCCTCGTGTTCTGCCACTGAGCTACCGAAGCTGATATGAATAATGGCCCAGCCCTTTCAGGCTGAACCATTTTACTACTGTACGACAGTATAGCATTTTAATTGTGACAGTCAAGCATGGCGGTTATTTCTCCGAGGTTGAACACGTACTCTCCTTTGTGTTTTGTCGGCGTGGCGTGGAGTTTGCCTCTGGTGAGCCATTGGCGGATCTGGTCGCTTGTGCAGTGGATGTCCATTTTGGAGAGGTATCTTGCGACTTCGACTGGTTTTCCGGTGTATTCGAGTTGCCAGAGTTTGTTGTCGCGGGTGGCTTTGATGGCTTGGACTCCGCCTTGCCATTTGCAGTGCGGGCATGTCCATTCGTCGGCCTGTGGCGTGCTGGTGGCTTGGTGGCCGCATTGTGGGCATGTGCCGATGATGACCATTGCCTCTTCTGGTGTCAAGGCCGTCTCGTTGCGTCGGCTGATGTGTTCCAGGGCTGCGTAATCGTCTGCTGCAGTGCTCATGTCGAGGATGGTGCGCCGGTTGCTGATTATGGCGAACCACGCTTTCCGCCAGTCGTATCCAGCGTATGCGGCGCGTATTTTGCCCGCCTGTTCCGCCAACCATGCTTCGCTGTCTGCGATGAGGTCTTGAGCGTGGGTGTCGATGGGTATTGGTGCGTTGCCTCGGCTTGGCGTGTGTGCTGGGGTGCCGATGCGGGCCTGTCGGAGCATGATGCTCCGCAGGGCGGGCAGTTGGACGTGTCCGAGCTGGCGGATCAGCTGCCAGTAGTTTTCTCGGCAGCTGGCGCAGAGCAGATTCGCGGCCACCGGCTCCATTGTCTTCCGGCAGTGCTGGCAGTTGGTCAAAGTCTGGCCTCCTTGTCGTGCTGGCGGATGATCGCGGCGACTTCCGCTTTCGGCACCTGCGGCACGAGCGGCGCGATCTCGTCAAGCGAATATCCGGCCTGATGCCACTTGATGATCATGTCTTCGAGTATTTTCTTCACTTGTATTCCTCCACGGTGTCGCAGCCGATGGTCTTGCCATGGTCGGTGAGGCAGACCCATGTCACGTCGCCGGTCTTGACCGTCTCCATGCCGTAATCGGGATGCGTGCCCGCATGCCAGGACGCGTAGATGCATATTCCCGCCAGCGAGAGCATTGAGGCGACGAATACCACCAGCAAGCCAATCACAATTTTCTCGACCTTGTCCAGTCCGCCCATCATTCACCGTCCTTTTCGATTTCGACGGGCTCCTTGTATGGGTTTTCGCTTGTATATTGCGGAAAATCGCATTCCTGGTCTTTCCATCCGGCCGCGTAGCCTTCCTGCCATGCTTTGCGGCGCTCGTGTTCCAACCATTCTCGGCTGTACATGATTACCGGTTCGTGTTTCATGATTTCTCCTTGTTGAGTCTGTCGGCTAATTCGCAGGCCTTTTCGTCTGCCTGTGCTGTTTCTTCGTCGCGTCCGAGCGCTTCGAGCACGTGAGAGCATTTCCACGTGTGCACGTGGCGTTTTGAGGGTGGTATGCCGCTCATGCGTTCCCTGCGTTGGCACCAGCCCTTCCATAGGCGGCACCAGTCGCTGACGGTGCGTGTCTCGCCGTAGTGGCGAGCGGCGAAGGCATTCCACGCGTCCGTGAGGTCGAGATTCGGGTAATCGCGGATTATGGAGGCATTGGCGTGGGCTTTCTCCCTGACCAGCTCGAAGTCGTTCAGCCCGATTTCTTTGGATGAAGAAGAAGAATATTCTTCTTCATCTTTCTTTTGTGTTCTGGTGTTCTGGTGTTCTGGTGTTTGTCCCGATTCTGTCTCGATTCTGCCGGCAGAATAACGGTCATGCTCACGCTTGCGCTTGGCCATCACCTGCTGACGGCTCCGATTATGCTCGAGGTAATCGTGGATGACATAGCCGCCATCCACGGCCTCGATCAATCCGACCTGCTGCAAAGCGTCAAGCTCCTGTGTGGTGATGTCGAGCACGAATTCCGCCGTATCATCGTCCACATAACCGTCCGTGAGATTGTCACCGCAGTAGGAAAGCATGACGACGAACGCACTGACGGCAGAGGGCATGGTACGGCGCAGACGGCGCACCTTACGGTTAAGGTAGAAGCCGTTAGATAGCTGCACGTAGCCTCGTCTGGCCATCAATCCTCACCTCTTGTGATGCCGTTGTATGCCATCCAGATTGCTTCCTGCCGTGGCGTGGTGCAGGGCAGGTCGGTGTAGTTAGTGTTCGCCCAGCCGCTGCCGACGTGCGGCTTGGCCATGATGTCCAATGCTTCCGCGATCTCCACCAAGTCCGGTGGTGGGTCGAGCGTCACCATGACATGCCGTCCATTACGGCTTGCTTCGCGTCCACCAGCCGGTACCCGCAGTAAGGGCAGGTGACGTAATAGCTGCCCACCGTCTCGCCGCAGTGGGCGCACTCGACATATCGGATTGCCTTGCTCATTCGTTTACCGCCTTCCGTGCGATTTCGAGCATTTCCTTGGCCTGTCTGATATATTCCTCCTGGAAGCCGGGAATCTCACCGGCATAATTCCATGCGTCATCTTCGTCCTTCGCCACACAGTCGCTTTCGATGCCATCCCACTTCTTGCAGCTTCGCCATAGCAAGCGTTTTGCCACGGCCTCCACCTCAACGTCAGACGGTGGCGCTTCGCGGCCTCGCAGGTAAGCTTCCTGCAAATCGTCCGTGTCGCAGTAGAACTTTTCCTTGACATGCGTTCCATTCCAATAGCGGGTCGGGTACACCCTCTCCGCTTCATCCTCTGCGATACTCATTTCTTCCTCCTGAAGTACTTGTATTCATCGTGATGGAACAGGAACAGGTGAAGTCTCCACACCTTGACTGCCAACAGGCCCTTGAGTGTGATCGCATACCCGCCATGGACACGCTTCATGAGCTTCCTATCGGCCAATGATTCAAGTATTCGGGAAAGCTCTTGGTTCCCTTTTTGTTGCCAGATGTAGCTCATCCCCTCAGCGATATACAGGCAACACATGTCCTTGTCGTATTGACTAATCATCATTAGCCTCCCTCTCAAGGATGTAGACGTTCGTCGCTGCGACGGCGTTATCACGCAATTCCGTTGGCGGCATGGTATCCACCCGCAGAATCTGCCAACCCTCGTTCAGCAACTCTTCAAACGCACCCATATTCATCAAGGTGCGTTTACAGCCGTAATCACTCCAAAAAAGTGGGCAAACCTTGTACCGTTTACTTATTTCGCGTCCTCGTTTTGATTTGGCACTTCGGACGGCATGGAGCCGGTGTAGCCGAGCATGGAACGGCAAAGCTCTAGCATTTCATGGAATGCGTTAACTTGGCCGTCATAGAAGTCTCGGTCGCTCTTTCTGCGGACATCGAATCTGGAAAGTCCGGCTTCATGACAGCGACTTTTCGCCCAGTCGATGATCTCGTTGAGCGTCTTGTCTTTCTCGGTCACGTTCGTAGCCATGGCTAGTGTTCCTCTTCTTCGATTCGGATGGTGATGTGGTAGACGCCTTTTTCGACGCTTGGCTCGCCTAGCCGGTAGTCCGGGCCAAGCACATAGTCGGCGTTGTCGTCGGGCCAGTAGCCTGACTGGGTGATGCCGTCGAGTATCGCCTTGACCATGGGAGCAGCGTTCTCGGGGTCGAATCTGCCATGTGTCAATGGGTGGATGATGGCGGTCACATGCACCGGCCAATGCTCGGGCTTTTGGAGCTTGCCACTGTTGATGAGATTGAGGAAGGTGAGCAGGCTCATCGTCTTGACCAGCTTCTTCCTCCGGTATGGCACCGCCCAGCTACGGCTTCGACGGTTCTGTGTCCACCACAGTGGCTTGCTGATGGCGAGGTCAATGTCATGCCGCATGGTCGGCCTCCTGTTCTTCGGCTTCGATTTCACATTCGGGTCATGGATGGTGCGCGCCGGATACAGCGCGCACCCATGCTTGGGACATACCGGTTCAACGTCCGGTGGCTCCAACCATTCGCGCATCAGAAGTCAGGCTCTCCGGCTGGCGCGCCCCACGGATCATCGGCAGGAGCCTGCGACTGCTGTTGTGCCTGCTGCGGCTGCTGATAGCCGCCGCCATTGGCGTTGCCTTGGTATCCGCCTGACTGCATCTTCTGCACCTGCGCCGTCGCATACTTGAGCGACGGTCCGATCTCGTCAACCTGCAACTCGATCACAGTGCGGTTGGAGCCGTCCTGCGCCTGATAGGAGCGCTGCTGCAAACGGCCCTGCGCGATCACACGCATGCCCTTGCTCAGGCTCTGCGCGCAATGAGTGGCAAGGTCACGCCAGGCGGAACAGCGCAGGAACAGCGCGTCCCCGTCAACCCACTGGTTCGACTGCTTGTCGAACACTCTCGGCGTGGCCGCGATGCTGAAATTCGCCACCGTGGAACCATTACGGGTCGTGCGCATCTCAGGATCTGCGGTGAGGTTGCCCACCACGGTGATTACGGTTTCTCCGGCCATCACTCACCATCCTTTGCTTCCGAATCGGCCTCAGTGTCGGTGTCCATGACCTCGGCGGTCACGTCATCAGTCGAATCGGTGATTACCGGCTGGAACACGTCGCTGTAATCCGGTGTGGTCTCGTCCACGCTCGCGGCCTTCTTCGCCTCGATGTTGACCGGCAGATATTTGAAACTGCGGCGGATGATGGTCTTCTTCGCCATCTCCACGAAGTTCTTCACCCACGGGCCGGTGATCTGACGGCTGCGATTACGTGGCGCGTACTTCTCGCGGTATTCGAGCAGGTCGCGTTTCGACATGTAGTCGGCGTATCGTCCGCCATTCGGCAGCTGGACGGAGAGGTACACGAATTTCAGCTTGTCCTCGCTGTGGTCGGCGTCCACGTTCATCTCGTCCGGGCATTCGATGGTCGGCACGCCATTTTCGTCAAGCTTGAGCTTGATGTTGTCATCCTCGTAGACGGCTCGCGGCTGCGCGTAGATTCCACTGTTCTCCAACAGTTTCAGCATGCCCTTGTAGCCGATGACGAACGTGGCCTGCTTCTCCCCTGTGGCATAGTTCTTGTTGCCATAGGGCAGGATGTACGCCTGTCCCAATCCATCCACGTCGGATGGGCGCAAGCCAAGTGCCGCGCACTGCATGAAGCAGGAAAGGACACTCACCGGCGTGCAGTCGGCCAATGCGGGAGTGCGGTTGATGCTGCTGATGCACATCTGCAACAGCGCCTCGCTGTCGAGGTTGCCGCCGATGACGCGTGCGATCTGCGGCCATGAATGCTCCACAAGCTGCTTGAGCTTGCCCTTCGGATTGAGTGGCTGTAACTGCTGTCCCTGCGCCTGCTGTGCGATTGCTCCCATTTTTATTGCTCCTTTTCTTCGATGGTTTTGAGCGCGAATTTGCGGTAGGTGGTGGCTTTGACGGTGTATTCCTTGCGTGTCATCGGCTTGTAGGTGGCCTGCAAATTCCCGCACTTGATGCCGGTGTGCGAGCCGATGCGCAGAATGATCTGCTCCTGCAATTCCTTCTGAGTGGCCTTCATGTCATGAAGCATTCCGGTGGCGCTCTCGTATCGTGCGAGCAGGTCGTAGAGGTCGTCATCGGCGCTTTCGTCCACGATGTCCGACGTGGGTTCCGGGAACGCCTTCTGCACGTCCCCGCCGGTCAACTGCGGTGGAGTGCCGGAAGTGACGAAATGCCAGAAGTCGGCTGCGGCCTTGTCAATCGCGGCCATATCCTCCACGTCGGCCTCGAACGGTATCTCCACCGGCTCGTCGTCTCCGATGGCCGCGCACACGTAGCCCCACGTCCATCCAGTGACGAGCGCGTAGAATTCGACCTGAGCCAAGTAGTATGGCGGGATTCGGAGGTTGCCGTCCTCGTCATGCCAGTCCCCCGCTCGACGGCTGCTCGCAGTCTTGATTTCGAGGATTCCGAAACTCCCGTCCTCACCTTGCAGGATGCCGTCAAGCGAAGCGCGCAGATACGGCTTCCCTCGGCTGATGAATTGCTTGTCGGTGCCGTCCGTGACGAGCATTTCTGGATGCTGCGCGCGGAATCGCTTCCTTAATTCGTTTTCCAGGGCGTTGCCCTTGACCACCGCCCACTTGTCCGAAATGTCCTCCGGTTCCACGCGACCGGTCTTCTCAAGCCACAAATCGTAAGGCGTTTTGAAAGCGTTAAGGCCGAGGATAGTGCTCATATCGCTTCCGCCCACGCCGGCCTTCCTGCTTTTCAGCCACGCGAGATGCCGTTCCGTTTTCTTGCACTGTCGGAACCGTTCCAACGTGTAGCGTTCCGTGTCCTTGAGTGGGATACGTTTCATTCCTTCGCCACCTTCATTTCCTGGACTTCACCGTTAAAAAAATCGATGATGAGATTGCAGATGGCAGGTGCCGACGTTTTGAGCGCGGTTTTTTCCTCTTCGTTTTCGGGTTTGACGGTGAAAACGCCATCCTTGCTGTTGAAATTGAGTCTCATTTCGCCGCGTCCTTGCTGTAGTTGGCTTTAATGTCCATGAGTTCGCCGGTGAGCAGTTTCGTGGCGAACTGATAGACGACCTTGTCGTTGGCTTGGAATGCGGTGCGCTGCAAGGCTGATACGGCGTCGAAGATGCCGACCAAGGCGTTTGCGATGATGGTGCGCGGCTCTTCCGGCTTGGCTTCCTGCTGTTCCTGGACTGTGGTGGTCATGATGGGCTCCTTCTGTTCGATGGTTTGGTTGGTGATGCGGTAGCGGCCTGTCTCCGGGTCTTTGCTGATGCGGCCTTCCTTCGCGAGGGCGAGCACGTGGTTGGCTACCGTGCTTTTGCTCTTGTGCATTGCGTCCGCGATTTTCTGGATGGTCGGCACGTGGCCCGAATCGCAGAAACTGGCGATGGTGTCGTAGACCGCCTGACGCATTTCCGGATTGCGGTTCGTGTTGGTGGACTCCAATTTCACCGGTTCCGGCTTCGGCTTCGGCTTGGGAACGCTGATGGCCTGATAGTCGGCCAGCGTGTCCTCATGCGGCTTTGGTGGCAGGTCCTGCGTGAGGAGTCCGGACTTGCGTAACGCACGCATTTCGCCGATCTGGAGTCAGGCTTCTCCTGACTCGGCATAAATGCTTTTCAGTTCGGCGAGCTCGTCGCCCGTGTATTCGTGTTTCAACGTGTTCCTTTCCTTAAGTTTTCGATGAGCGCGTGGTTGTCGCTGATGAACTTGTCCACGTCGATTCCTTGCTGCGTGAGGGGGCGGATTGTTGTCGCCGAAGCGTGCTTTCCCATCGCTTTTGACATCTGGACTGCTTTGGACCCGTGTCGCTGGAATGAACGTGCCGTTTTTCATCTCGCCACCGTCCTTCGGTATTCGTGCGCCAGAGCCCACCGTTCAGCGATTTGACGCTGGTAGCGGACTTTTCGCCTGTCCTGATGGCCTTCGGGCGGTTCCACGCCGATCTTCAAATATGGCGGGCCTTTGCCGTTAGACCGCCAGTTGGCTAGCGTGCGTGGACTCATGCCGAGCATGACGGCCAATTCGGCTGGCGTGAGCAGATCGGTCATGGCCTGCCGTCCCGAATGTCGCCCATCGGGTTGAGGTGGAGGCCGGTGAGCATTTCCGGGGTGTCGCTGTAGCCTCCGCGTTCGATGTGCCTTTTGAGCGCCTTGTCGATGGCCTGGCATGCGATTCGGGCGACAAGCACGGTGGCCTTGCTCATGTTGCCGGCCAGGGTGACGCCGATCAGACCGTCTTTGAATGCTTCCACCGGCATGTCGAGTTTGCAGATGAATGTGGGGTCGGATTCCTGGTTGTCGGGGTCGACGTCGACGCAGAGCACCCACGTTGCCGACTGATGAGGTTTGTTTTCGTTCATAGTGTGTTTTCCTTTGCTTGTTGACATTGCGTGCCCCGTCCTGACGAGTGGATGGGGCTGAGTGGCTGGCGCTGGTGTCGAACCAGTGCCATCCTTGGATTCCGAGCGCCCCTTTGACTGTTGGAACACGACCTGAACGTGTTCACGGCCGGTGGCGCGGCCGACGGCGATGGAAGCCGTCAGGCGGACTTGAAAGGGTTGCAAGCACCGGAGTGCCTGCGTTTTTGATAGAGAGAGAAGAGATTGGAATCCGTGGACGGGCGAACCGTCGCCCAGCCAATGCGCCGACAGTGCATGTAAGGCAGGTATCGTCGGCGCGTGGATAATAATCGATATTCAGTTATGTGTCCCCACTGGCCGACGAATGAGTGAACGTGGGTGTCCCGCGGAACAATCCGATTTTTGGTTGTTTGTTGGGACTGTCAGCCAGTGGGAAGTCTTTCAGTCGCGTGGCGCGAATCTGACGATCAGCCACAATGCGGTGGCGATGTACACGCCTTCCACCATGAGCGCGGCGGTGGTGTCACCGTCATGCCAGGTGAGCATGAGTGTGGATGTGACGATGAGGGCGACCACCGCGAGGGCGAATTTGATGCGGCGGCGCGTGTAGTTCGGCTTCCGCCGGGGTTCGATATTGTTGTCCATGATGTCTTCTTG